GTTTTGCGCTGTTCTCGTTGCGCTTTTCTGCGTTGGTATCTTGCTTCGTGTCGTTCGTAACTTGTCATAATTATTCGCCTGCCGCACGGTTGTGGTGTAGGGTGCAGTCTAAACCGCTTTGACCGTACACATGAAACGGGGTGATGCACTCTCTCCCGCCATGCAAGGAGCGTCCGTGTCCGGTCGTCAGCAGAATGGGGATTTCTCTCCACTTGCAAAAATGCAGCTGTTTTGGATTTTCATCCGGGAAGTGCCCCTCCTTTCGCTTCGGTCTTTGATTCACTCAAGGCTACTACTTATGACCACGCCTCCCTTTCGGGAAGGTGCGAAATCCGGCGCGAGCGCGGCAGAATTGGTAGCGGCGTTAAAGTCGTAATCGCCCGACGACCACACGCAGCCGAAATTGTTGTTATTATTGTAATTCGGCGACCGCAGCCACCACCACGCAGCCTACTCGCAGATTTACAGGAACACACCCAAAGGGAACGGCTCAGCCGCTCTTCTTATCTGATTTTAGCAGTCCCGTCAGCAGGGCGTTCTCTTTGTCGATGAGGTCGCCGAGCGTCTGGGACATCTTATCGAGGCGTTGCGATGCATCCGATGCCTTGACAGGCTTTCCGGAAGAAGTCTCAAAACACCCCGCCGGGTTCAACGCCATAATTGAGTAACAATGCGCGAGATGCACGTCTAATGCCATGAGCGACGCTCTGGATTCCAAGATGTGCGCCTCGCGCAGTCTTCGTCGCTCGTCGCTTGATGGATAGATGCTGTTCGCCTTTTCGGCGTGGTCTACCACCTCGGACGCGAGCCTTGCCACGTCAGTCGCTAAAAGCCGAGCGTACCGCGCGGACAGCCGCGTTAAAAACGCGATTGTCCGCGTATAGATTTCGTTTGCGGTGTTTACGAATTCCGCTTTGCTTTCGGACCGTTTTGTTTTCAGTACCGACATTGCGTACCTTCCTTTTTGCGCCCACTGGCGTGGGCGCGATTTTACCGATTGTAAGATTAGACTGCGAAAGCCGGCGCGAGCGCGGCAGAATTGGTCGCGGCGCTAAAGTCGCAATCGCCCGACGACCACACGCAGCCGAAAAAGTAGAAATTAAAGTAAAACGGCGACCGCAGCCACCACCACGCAGCCGTATTCACGTCTGAATGTTTGTACTTAATTTTCGAATTGCCGTTTGCATAGTAAGTGTATTGCGCCTGATAATTGCCTTCGTAACTGTTCGCTATGCCTTGCGTACTGCCGAACACCTCTTTCATCGAAAGTAACGGCAGATAATCGGTCGTTGCTGTTACATTCGACTGAACGCTCCCGCTGCCACCGCCCACGTTGTCCGTGTATTTTGTTATCGGCTTTAGCACCGCTCTAAGGTCAGACGGTAGAGCCGCCATCAACGTGCCGGCCACTGGGTTCGTTGCGCAGGTGTTCGTTGCGTTACTGCCCGTTACGCCTGACGCTTTAACCTCGCCGTAGTTGCTCGGTGCTACGTTCGTACTGCCGAGAACGTCATACCTCAAATCCGAAGCCGACCAGCCGCCGTAGTTGTAATAACCCCAGTGGTTGATGTTAAAATACTTCGTACCATCAGTATAGCTCGAATTGTACTTGCTGTCAATCAAACCGACATCCTTGCCGCCCGATTGCGCCGTTTTGAACCCTTGGAAATGGATTTTATTTGAACCCTCATAACCTGCGTTATGATTGAACCCTATAATGTAAACCCACAGCGGTTGGTCGATGCTTAGCGTTCCGACCGTCCCTTTTACTTCGATTTCCTTTGTTGCTCCGACCGACCAGACAGACGCGCCCGCGCCTGCATCCGATATGGCTTTAATCGTCGCCCACGAATTGTCGTTAAGCGTAGCCGACGCTACGGTTGCTGTAATCGCCACAGTTTTGCTTGTAGCCTTGTAATTCGTTTCTGCGTCCACATTGACTGTAATCGTCGCAGAACCGCTTTTAACGGCTTTTACGGTGACCGTTGTTCCCGAAACTGTCGCTTGCGCAACGGAAACGTCGCTACTGCTTACCGTTATCGCCCCGTCGCCGGAACGCGAAACCGTGAACGTGCGCGTCATACCAATCGCGCCGGCCATATTCAGGCTTGTTACGCTTGTCGAAGCCGAACCGTTCGCTTTCGCAATCTCCCACGTTCTGCCTATTGCTCCAGCGTATTGCCCTATCCCGGTTATGACAAGCGTATAAGTTCCCGCATTGGTCGCCGTGTTGCCGCTTACGACGTAATCCGTTCCGGCTGTCAGCGTCTTGCCGTTGACCACCACGCTACTGACCGTCTTCGTTTTCGTAGAGCCGTTATAAGTGAGAGAACCGCCCAGCGTAACGGTCGCGCCCGTCATCGAGATGATTCCGACTGCGTCCAGCTTGGCTTTGTCCTCTTTGCTCATCAGCCCGTCTGCAGTCGCTGTGGCCGTGTTAGACGGTAGCGTTATTTCGGTCGTGCCGCTCTCCGTAATATGCCCTTCGGTATCGTGCTTGACATAAGGGATTGTGATTTTATCGCCGAAGGCTTTTTCTCCGTTACTCCCTTTACTACCGCCTGCAGTTACGCTGTTTGTGTGCTTTATCGTAGTACCGTCCTTTTTCAAGCCTGCGCCAGCCGTATCGAACTTCGTATTCATCCCTGCATCGAAGTCCGCGCGTGTTACCATAGCCTCGTGGTCTATCGTCGCCGTCAATACGCCGGTATTCGACATTTGGAGCGTTGCGTAAAACGTGAAAACGTAATCGGGCATATCTTCGTGCGTCGGAACGCTTACGCCTACCCCGTCTTGATAAAGTGCGACCAGTGCGCTCTCGTTCCCGTTAAGGCTTGCCCATACGCCTATTTGGTTGATAATGTACCCCGCCGTTACGCCTGCGCTGGTGCATTGCAATTGCAATCTTACACCGTTCGCCACCCTGTCCATTTTGACAATGCTCAGCGTCTGCTTTTGTGCGACGAGTCCGGTTTGCGCCATAAGGTATGCATCCGCGACCATTCCTTCGCCTGTGGCTGCGCTGTCGAAGTTCAGCGTTGCGCCTTCAAGCCAATTTGCGAGCAGTTCCTTGCCCGCGTTCGTTATAACTGCGCTATTCCACATTGTAGCGTCCTCCTCTTAAATATTCGCTGCTGTTCCTACCGCGACGACCGCCATTCCGGTTCGCGCCGTTGCGGCGTATGCCGTAACCTCGCCGGAATGTGCAAACTCGATAACATCCAACACCGCGCTGCTTCGTTTAGCGACCGCGACAAGCGCGCGGAAACGGTCGACTATATCCTGCGTCTGCAACGGGTAGCTCGTTGTAACACGGAAGTGGAACGGCTCGCCGTTGTATTTGTTCCACTCCGTAACATACCCGCCGCCGAAAACGTCTTTGATAATTTGCTCGATTGCCCATTTCGTGCCACGTTTCGAATAGACCTTGTCTGAGCTTTTTATGATGGCACGTTTGCTTTCAATCGGCAAATCTGCGCTATACCAGTCAACGTCTAATTCGTATGCCAGCTCATCAAGCTGCGCATCGTTCAAACGGTCTATCTGGTCCCATACTCGCGCCGTCTTTACTCTGACCGCCGGAATAAGCACGGTGGATTCCACCGCTTCGGCAAGAGCCTTTACGGCTGCGTCTTCGCGCATAAATTCCGGGAGCAGTCTCAAAAATTCCAACGTGGTTATTTTCATTCTTTTACTACCTCGTGCTTTACCGTCATTGTTCCGGAGAATTGCGCTATCGTCGTCTCGTCAAGTTCGGCAAATGTGGGACTTGTAATTGCGACGCGGTATGCGCCTACGGCGTTTTCCCCGTCTGGCTTCAAAATCAACGCGCGGAGTTTATCGGGGTTGATGTCACGCCCGATTGCCCCGCTCTGCCATTTGATGTATTGCGCGATTGCCCCGCCGTCGCTTTCGATGGTTTCGATGCAAGCACTTTCGTCTTCGGCCAGCGTGTAGTATGTGAGATTTATGTCGTACTTTCTTACGGTGGGCGGCTCAACCTTTACGGTGTCCGTCATCGGGCGAATGTCATCCGCGTTACAAACGTCATAGACCTTTTGCAGAATTTCCTCGTCGGGAATTTCGCCGCCTTCGCATATCGGTATGATTCTGACCGTCCCTGCGTTCGTCGTGTCGACACTCACTTTTATCTGCGTCGCATCGGCAAGTCTACCGCCCGCCATAAGCGTGATTGTCATCAAATCGTCCGTATAGTCGACCGTATAATCACTGCCCTTTACGGCCGCCGTA